GGATGTACAACTAGAGAGTGAGCTTGCCGTTTATCAAAATAAATCTTATATTAGGAATAACTTATTATTTTCACAATCGTTTAAAATATCAACTTCACTTAATCCAGATTTAAGAGTCGGTCAGGTAGTTGAAATTAAATTACCTTTTAAAAAAGGAGATGGAGAATCTAAAACAGATTCTTATGGAACTGAGAAGACAAATGACCCTAGTGGTAAATATTTAATATCAGGATTAAGACAAATAATAGGTGGACAAAAAAGTGAAAGCCAACTTACATTAATTCGTGATGTTTTTACCGCTTAAATAAAAGAAACAGGAGAATCAAATGAAATCAATCGAAGATCACATTGAATACGATAAAAAAATTGCTGACGATCCACAAGCGAATCCAGCAGCAAGAAGACATGCAAAAGAAGAGTTGCATGAATTAGAAGAATATGTAGAACATCATAAAGACGAAATTGAAGCAGGCGATCATCATGATCCTAATGCACTTGAACTATTTTGTGATCAACACCCAGATGAACCTGAGTGTTTAATATATGACGATTAATTAGATGTCATCAACTAACTTTATAGGAAGAGACCCAATGCAATGGTGGATCGGTCAAGTTACCGATCCAGATAAAGGAGAGTGGGGTGATTCTTATGAAAGAAAACAAGCTGAAGATGGAGAAGATATTTATTCTCTTAGATGTCGTGTTCGCATTGTAGGATATCATGGTAATGACGTTGATTTACCAGATAAGGATTTACCATTAGCACATGTTCTTTTACCATCAAACACATCTACAACTGGTGGTTGTGGTAAAACACTACAATATCAAGGTGGAGAAGTTGTAGTTGGATTTTTCTTTGATGGTGAAGATGGACAACAACCAGTAATATTTGGAACTTTATTTAAACAACCCTTTATTAGAGATGGGTTGAAGAATAGTGAATTTGATGCAAAGAAACAGATTGACTTTGTTCCATATACTCCACCAAAAGTTAGACAGAGAGCTGGTAAACAAAGATTTTTCTCAGAGTCACCTTGGCCTGGCCAAATGACGCCTGGCGAACTATTAAAATCAATCGCAACAAAACAGAAAGAGGCATCTACAAATATTACCATTGACAATCCCACTGCTTGCGAAGATAATGAAATATCAAAAATTAGTAATGCAATAAAAGATTTTACTCGTAAGTTAGAAACTTTTCAACAATTAAATGAAGCCTCTACATATGTTGATCCAACTTACGGTGGTATTATTGATATAAAATCAGAACTTAAACTTACATCATTGAAAATTCATAATTCAACAACAAAATTAGTTCGTCGTGCTAGATCATGGTTAATACAGGATACTTTAGATAAATTAAATTTAACACTTGAGGAAAAAACACCAAAGACATTACAAGCACCCGTAGGACAGGCAACTAAATCTCTTACTGACGTTATTTTTTGTAATATTGAAAAGATACAGGAACAACTAAAAGACTATCTTTCCAAAAGTTTAGAAAATATGATAGGTCAAGTTTTAGACGTTCCTGTTTGTGGTGTTGAAAACTTTTTGAGTGATATGTTTGGTCAGATCAATAATATTATAGACACAACAATGGGAGATCTATTTGGACAGTTGAATAATATTCAAGGTGGTGGTATTGCACTTCCTAGTGAAACATTTTCAAAAGCAATTAAGTTTGCAAATATCATTACAAATATTCTTGATTGTGATAGATTGAATTGCCCAGAACCACAATCATTTAATGCTAAAAATGGTGTTTCAAAATCAACAGAAGATACTTTTGACAATATAATCGACAAAATAGGATTAGATAGACTCACAAGTTTTGCTGATGATCTTGAAAAATCAATTCCAGCAAAACCATCTCGACCTGATTGCAGCACCAACGTTCTTAAGTGTGGCCCACCAAGAGTTGACTTTATAGGTAGTAGTGGAGAAGGTGCATCAGGAAACGCTATCATTAACGCTGTAGGACAGATTATTGGTGTTGCGATCAATGGGCCAGGATTTGGATTTAAAGAACCACCTTTACTTTCATTCTTTGATAGTTGTGACAAGGGTTCTGGAGCTGGAGGTTACGCTAGACTTAATGAAGATGGTTCAATTGCAGATGTTGTAATCACAGACCCAGGCTCAGGTTTTTTACCAAATACAACTGAAACTGATCTTGATGGAAATGTAAAAGAATTAACTCCAGATCCAAATGCAAATTATGATGGAGAACAGTCATATGTGACATCTTTAGATGACGTTGTTGTTGAGAATACAGGTTTTGGATATGATGATAATGATACAGCCTCAGTGAGTGGTGGATCTGTTGCTTCTGCTGGTGACAGTGTAGGTCAAGCGGAAGTAGAATTGAAAATTCAAGATGGTTTGATTGTTGGTGTGAATGTTGTGAATGGTGGGTTTGGATTTACTAAACTTCCAGAGATCACGATAAATAGTGACACTGGAGCTGGTGCTAAATTATTACCAGTTCTCAAATTCACTAAAGTTGATGACGCATCTCAACTTGCTCAAATAACTCAAGATGCTGTTGTAACCGTAATTAGTTGTATCGAAAAATAAAATGTCAAAAGCTCCAAATGACGGCCAAAATTTAGAAAGAGATGTACATCTAAGGTATTGTACTCAAAGTGGACAGAGCAGCATACATGGTGACACTTTGTATGAGGTTCAAACACAGGAAGCACAGTCTTTTGCATTTCACTCTGGAACTGGTCAAGGTGGTTCTGGTGGTGGGCCAGGCACAGGTAAAGCAGTTTTATATACGCCAGGACTATCAATGGAAGTCCTTGGTGAGGGTTTAAAGGTTAGAGATGCTGGTGATGTTTCTATGCTTCCAGCAAAAATTATAAAATGTAAAAGAGGTGACATAATAATTGAAGCTGAAAACGGAGATATAACCCTAAGAGGGAGAAATATTCATATCGATTCCACTGGTGGTGGACAAGATGGACAACTTAATATGAAAGCCACTAGACTTGCAACTATTGATTCCCCTGATGTTCGACTTCAAGGTGAAAAGATATTGATAAAAACAGATAATACATGTAATATAATAAGTAGAGGATTCTTAGAATTAAAATCTGGTTTTACACTATCATCTACTTTTGCTGATATACAGTTCGGAACCATGGCTCAAGTTTTAAAATCAGCAACCACAATTTCACCTCCAACACTATAATGAACATTGCAAAAACCCAAACAGATAAAATCGTTGTTGGAACAAATGATGTATCTTATGTTCCACCTGATATTTCCCCAACTGGAACTGCTGTTTTAAATGGCCCTGTCTATGTTGGGAAGACTGCTGCATCGCCAGGATATGAAGCAGTTCTAAATGTAGCATCAAACACTGCACAACAGAATCCACTTAATATTCAACCAACTTGTAGTGCAAGTTTAGCAATGAAGGTAGATGGGGATAGTAAATTTGTTGGTGACGGTAAAACTGGCCCTGATGCGATTGTGGTTGAGGGTGATATGTTCGTTTCTGGTGCTGTTGACTGTGGTAACAAAGGTAAACTTGCTGCTAGATTTGGTGCTGCAGATGGTCGTCCAAAACCATTTGACATTGAACATCCCACAAAGGGTAAGGGTCATCGTCTTCGTTATGCCTGCATTGAGGGCCCAGAGGTAGGAGTTTACTATCGTGGTAGATTAAAGGAGTCAAATGTAATTGAATTACCTTACTATTGGAAAGATTTAGTTGATGAAGATAGTATCACTGTTCAGTTACAACCAATTGGATCAAATCAAAATCTTGTGATTCAAGAGTTTAATAATGAATTTATTGTCATCGCAGAGGATTCAACTAATACTGATTTGATCACCGATTTATCCACTATCGATTGTTTTTACCATGTGTATGGTGAAAGAAAAGACATCAATCCTTTAATAGTTGAATATGAGGGTGAAACATGGCAGGACTACCCAGATCCTAACTTTGATCCAAACAAAGTTGATGAGGACAAAAGAACATATACTGATCCTCGATTTGCAGGCCCACCTAACACTTACACCGCTTGAAAAAATTAATTTATGTTGAGGAGAACTTTATTTCTCCTGATGAGTGTCAAAGATTTATTAATTTATCTCTTGCAAATAAAGGGAAAGAGATGCCTTATGGTGATGAAACTAGAGGTGGTGACACTTATCTAACCACTGTTGAATGGAAAGATCATACTGCTGTTTATTTGGGTGGTGATGTTGATCCCACTATTCCTTCATTAGATGATGAGGTCATAACTAGAGTAAATAGTATTTGTAAAAGTTTTGACTCTACCGCAAATCTTGATTATGTAGGTGTCATAAGATGGCCTATCGGCACTTTTATGAAACCACACTTTGATGACAACAACGTTCATAATCCTGATATATTTGCAGCGATGTTGTATCTAAATAATAATTTCTCTGGTGGATATACTTGTTTTGAAGATTTTGAGGTCAAACCAGAGCCAGGAAAACTTATAATATTCTCAAATTCACAATATCTTCATTACGTTAGTAAGGTTGAAGGTGATGAGAGGTTTGTTTTATCATTCTGGTATAATTCATTGAATAAATAAACTTAGACAGAATCTGTAATTAGAGAAGAATAGGATGCCTCTTTCAAGACTGGAGAATTTTCTAAAGAATATACAAGGTAATGTTATCTACGTTGACCCCAACGAATTGGATGCGACTGATAGTATTGAAAACCAAGGAAACTCCCAAACACGACCATTTAAAACGATACAGAGAGCTCTGATTGAAGCTGCTAGGTTCTCGTATGTTGTAGGACAAAGAAATGATAAGTTTGATTTAACAACAATCATCCTTGCTGCTGGTACACATACAGTGGACAACAGGCCAGGATTCATACCAGTTAATGTAAGTTCAGAGGCAAGATATACAACAAGATTTGGAAATACTAATCAAATATTAAGTCCTTTTGGATTAGGTAGTAACTTTGATTTAACATCACCTGATAACGAACTATACAAATTAAATAGTGTTCGTGGTGGTGTTATCATACCAAGAGGTACATCAATTGTAGGTAAAGACCTTCGTAAGACAAAGATAAGACCGAAATATGTTCCAGATCCA